GCGCCAAGGCTGGCTATTCACCAGATCGTGTCGATGCTTTGGTTTGGGCCATGACTGATCTCATGTTGGGCCACGTCATCAACAATAATATCGGAATGCCCGTGCAAGTCGCCATCGGAATGCCGTCATAGAATTCAGGGATCAACGTTATGCGCAGAGAAAGAGTGAAAATATCGGTGGAGTTTAATAGCAAAACATATTTTCTTTACAAGGATATTGCAGAAATGTCAGAGCGCGAGATAAGAGAAGCTGTGATGTTCGTGCTCAAAAATACAACAGAAGACATCGAAAAAATCATTACAGATTTTGTTGCCACCACAAAGTGAAGCAATAGGTGGATTAACCAACATGGCTAACACCAAGGAAACCAAAAAAGCGGCGCAGCCAAGCACTGATATGACTGAGATCGGCGTGGCCGGACTCAGAGTATCGTCCGGCTATCTGTTTGAAGAATATCTGCCACAGTTACGCGGGGCGCAGGGCCGTCGCGTGTTTCTGGAAATGTCGCAAAACGATGCGACAGTTGGAGCAATGCTTCGCGCCATCGGGCTTCTTATACGTGCCGTAAAATGGGATGTGGTGCCCGCCGTCGATACGCCCGAAGCACAGGTCGAAGCTGATTTTGTCAAATCGCTCATGGAAGACATGAGTCATACTTGGCAGGATTTTCTACAGGAAGTTCTTTCCAGCCTGATCTATGGCTGGAGCTTTCACGAAGTTGTGCTGAAACGCCGCGTGGGGCCGACCGAAGCAGCGCCAGAGCGCAGGTCGAAATATTCTGACGGACGTATCGGCATTCGCAAAATGCCGATCAGGGCCCAAGACACGTTGTTGCAATGGGTGATGCAACCCGATGGCGGCATTGAGGCCATGATCCAGTTGCCACCTACAGGTGGGGCACAGATCAAGATCCCGATTGAACGGGCGCTTTTGTTCCGCACCGTGTCACGCAAGAACTCGCCCGAAGGGGAAAGCCTGCTTCGCACCGCATATCGGTCTTGGTTCCGGCTCAAGAACATCGAAGACTTTGAAGCCATCGGCATTGAACGTGAACTGGCCGGGCTGCCCGTAATTAGGATTCCAAAGGAATTTCTACAACAGGGGCCGGGCGTGACGCCTCAACAAGTTGCTACGCGAATGGCTTATGAAAAAGTGGCGCGAGACCTTCGGTTCAACGAACAAGGCGGCATTGTCATTCCAAGCGATACTTTCCAGAATCCTGATGGTTCCATGTCATCTGTGCCGATGGTTGACATCAAGTTGTTGAACACAGGCGGGGCCCGCAGCATCGACACAATCAGTGTCGTGATGAGGTATCACCGCAACATTGCACGGTCGGTCTTGGCCGATTTCCTCTTGTTGGGTGAAACCAGTTCGGCGATGCGTGGCGGGCAGGGGATGCACCAAGGCAAAGTGGATTTCTTCATGCAAGGCTGCGAAGCCATTCTTGACCAGATCGAAGCCCCGCTGAACAATTATTTACTGCCGCGACTCTGGGCCATCAACGGGCTTGACATCACCGTCATGCCAAAGTTCAAGCACGGCGATATGCAACCCGTTGATCCGGCCCTGTTCGCCGCAATGATCAAGGATTTGGCGGGATCAGGCATGGCGCTGTTCCCCGACGACAACGTGGAAGAATTTGTTCGTGAAACAGTTGGACTTCCCCTCAAATCAGCGGAAACCACGATTTCCTGACATGACATTCATTGATGAGACGTGGTTGAACGCCGTGGCACTGATCCGAAAGGTAGAGGCCAAAGAGGTTGAACGGCTTCAATCCCTGCTCAACAGGTTTGATCGCAAGATAAGCGCGGCGTTTCTTGACTCAGTGCGCCGCATCGCAGATCAAATCAATGTCGCAGAACTGAGTAAGTTGATCGCAGAAAACCGAATCGACGAAGCCATTGCCTTAGTTGATGCCAAGTTGATCGGTGATGGATATAAGCCGCTCGGTAACGAGATTGCCTATTCGATGACGTATTCGGCCCGTGACACCGCCGAAGCAGCACGAGACGCTGTTGTGCTGGCCAGAACCGCCTTTAGTTTCAATTCGACAGAAACCGAGGTGGTTGACTTTATCCGAGCCTATCAAATGGATTTGATCCGTGAACTTAACGCAGACTCTTTGGCTTCGGTCAAAGCTGCGGTAACTGAGGGCGTAGCGGCGGGTCGCAATCCGTTGGACACGGCGAGAGACGTCAAAAGGTTCATCGGCTTGACGGAAAGCCAGACCAAAGCGGTGCAAAACTTCCGCTCAGCGCTTGAAAATGGACGGCGTGACGCACTTGATCGTGCGCTGCGTGACAAGAGATTTGACCCTTCGGTGTTAGCCGCAATCAATGGTGAAACGCAATTAAGCGCGGCCCAAATTGACAAGATGGTGGCCCGCTATCAGGAACGTTATTTGGCTTACCGGGCACAGAACATCGCCAAGACAGAAGCGCTTCGCGCCCTGAACGGTGGCGCACATCTGGCATGGCGACAAATGGTGGCTTCAAATCAGGTCGATGGCCAAGCGGTGACGCGCCGCTGGCACTACACGCATGATAGCAAGACAAGGTTTAACCATCGGTTGATCCCTGACATGAATCCTGACGGGGTTGGTCTTGATCAACTGTTTCAAACCCCTGATGGCCCGCTGCTCTATCCCGGCGATCCGGCAGGCGCGGCTCACGCCGTCATCAATTGCAGGTGCACCGTGCTTTATTCCGTGGCAGGCGATCCCGCCGAATGACTTGCTTGGGCCACGACTGACAACGCTTCGATACGGTGTTGAAGATCGGTCAAGACTTTATCCGCGACTGGATCACAACTGGTTCTTCGCATCAATTCAACTTGCTCCCAGAGGTCGGCAAGGAACGCAAATAGCGGGCCTTGGTTTTCGTCACGTTCTGGTTGGCACGGAAACATCTTGAAAGGTTAGCCAGAAATGAAACACAAAGGCAAGTCTGGCAATGGCTGACGCTCCACGCACCCTAAAGCCCATCGATGACAAGACCAGTCATTCGCCGTTCCCGCATGACGCCGGAGCGCTGGGCAATATGCGGCCAGATCAGGTGCCGCGTTTCTTTGGCGTGTTGACCGATCCATCGACGCTCGAAACAAAAACTATGCGCCTCGGCTCGCTTACAGCGATGCAGAACCGTGTCGATCATTACAAAGTTGACGCGATGCGCGGCAAAAAATTTACAGACAAGCCGCCCGTCGTGATCGGGATGAACGGCCGCTATTACATCGCAGATGGCCACCATAGGCTGGCCGCGAAATGGATGGATGGTCACGCTACCGCTGAGGTAAAGTTCAAAGACCTCAATCCCAAAGACAACGCGGTCAAGAGTGCGTCCGAGCAGGAAGTTTCAGTCATTGGCATTTTCAAAACCGATGACGAACAACGCATGGCCTATGGCTGGGCCTCAGTCATCACCGAGAATGGTGAGACTGTTGTTGACACTCAAGGCGACGTGATCGAGCCGGACGAACTTATGAAGTCCACCACGGATTTCATGATGAATGCCCGCATGGCCATGGCGATGCACGAACGCAATGCCGACAACCAAATCGAAGACTCGATGCGGAAAGGTGTTGTCGTGCATTCGTTGCCGCTCACCGACGAAATTGCCAAGGCGCTGGGCATCACAAGCCCACGTGAGGGTTGGATTGTTGGCGTCAAGGTTCAAGACGATCATACGTGGGGCTTGGTGAAATCAGGTGTGCTGAAAGCATTCAGCATCGGTGCCAGAGCCGTAAGAGAAGATATTGGCGACATGCCCATTTCGAAGCGGGTAATGCCAGAACCCGCAACGATAGGGCCTGACATCGTTAAGACAGAACTTGAAACGGCTGGGCCGGGCCAAGCCGCGATTCAAGGCGGCATCCATTTGAACATCAGCTTGCCCAATATCACCATGCCAGCGATCAAGATGGAAATGCCTGCCATTGATCTGCCCGACGTGAACGTGGCGGCTCCAAATGTTCAAATCGATGTTCATCATCCGGAGCCTGCCAAGAAATTAACCGTGACAACCGTTCTTGAGCATGACGACAAGGGTCGCATACTCAAAACCAAAACCGAGGACGTATAATGGCCAATGCACTGTTTGACACGGGTCGCGAAGGATTTTTAGACAACACAGTTGGCTGGATCACGCCAACAATCAAGGCCTCACTGGTTCGTGGATATACATTCAATGCGGCACATAAGTTCGTCTCTGACGTAACGGGTGCAGGTGGTGTACTGGTAGCCACTGTTGCGGCAGGGTTTGCGTCCAAGACACAGACCAACGGAATTGCCAATGCGTCCAACATCACTTTCCCTGCTGTTGCGTCTGGCGCTGCGATCACAGGCCTATTGATCTATCAAAGCTCGGCCGTCACTGGCGGTGCCGACGTTGCCGCCACGGCACAACGCATCATTGCTTACATCGATGGCAAGGGCCGGGTCGAAATGGCGGCTGGTGCTGCATCGTCCGCAACCACTGTCACGCCGGAAGATTTGCCCTACCCTATCGCAAGCGGTGGCACTCTCGCCTTGATCAGTGGTACAGGGCCAGCCACAATTACCACCACTGCGATTGGCAACGCGGGCGACCGCACCTTGGCAGTTACGGCACTGGCCTCCGCCATCACCGCTGGTGCGCTCTACGAATACACCTCATCTGGTTCCAATTTGCCGATCACGCCAAACGGCGGCGACATAAACTACAATTGGGACACTGGCACCAACAAGATTTTTAAGCTTTAGAGGAATACGCACATGTCAATTGGTTCTCTCGCAATCAATACCACGGTAACCACCACTGGTGCGGCGGCAAATGATTTATTTGCAGCGGCATCCATCGCCCCACGTCTTTTGGAAGTGCATGTAAACCTCGGCGCTGCTACGGCTTCTACCTATGGCTTGGGTCGTGCGTCAAACACCCCCGTTCAAACAACTCCCGTATTGTTGCAGGCTGAAAACCCTGCCGATCCCGCATTCAAGTCCGGCTCGGCCGTGGCGTGGGGAACCGCTCCAAATGTTCCCGGAAACTTTCTGCGCCGTGTCTCTCTCCCTGCCACGATTGGCTCTGGCATTATCTGGACGTTTCCGCGTGGTCTTATCATTGCCGCTGGTGCTGATATGCTTCTTTGGAACTTGACGGCAAACTCGGCCTCTACAAACGTGACATGGGTCGCGGACGAGTGATCCGATGTCTCTATTCTCACAGGCACTATTTGCCCAGAGCGGAGGCGGTGGACAGATTGCGACCGACATAAAAGCATCTCCAGTTGGGAGTATCGCTGTCCGCGAAGTATCAATATGGCTTCTGGGTGCTGGCAACCCTCTCTTTGGTCTTAAGCGCACAACTGCCGAACTATTACAACTCGACCCCCGTAACTTTCAAGGTGAAGAAGGCGACGGGCCGTCATTTTCAACCATGGCAACTGTGTGGTCTAATTCACCATCATTGGCATCGGCATCGCTGCGCCTAGCGACGATAACAGGCGCTGGCAGCGGTGTGATATGGAGCTTCCCATTCGGGCTAATTGTCAACTCACTAAACTCTCTCGCCGTGACGACGAACTCCAGCGCTATATCTCAAATTTCTTCGGAGATTGAAGAATGAGCCGTGATCCTGACAATCTTTATGATGATGACGTTGTGGCTGTGATTGAAGTTAAAGTGCGCCGCAATGGTGCTATGTCCGTGGCGGGTAGCATCAACAATGAGGCTTATGCTTTGGCCATGCTGGACAACGCCCGCGATACAATTAAACGCCACAATGCACAGAAAAAAATCAATGCTGGTGGCAAGATTATCATCCCTGCTTACGACACTGGAATTCACCAATGAGCAGATTCACAGGGGCGGCAAGTTCCATATTTGCAGCGTCACCAATGATCTTGGCAGACGATGAAACGGGTATGCTCTATCAAGCAGTTGATGGCTTCTGCTACCACCAACGCAAGAAGCATATGCAGCGTTCCGGCGCGTTCTTCGAGTTGTGGCCACGCTCTGGATTGAGTGCTGATCTTTCCTATTTTGGAAATTCATACAATGATCGCAGTGACAACAATGCGCATGAGTTTGGATATTCTGGTAAGTTTGGTCACTACTCTATTCGCGGGCAAGTCCTCGACAACACTTTAACGCCAGTGACAGGTGCTACCGTTCTTGCATTTCGCACCGACACAAAAGCTTACGTAAACAGTGCTACGTCCGATCAAAACGGCAATTATGTGATTGCCACTTATCTGCCGAGTAACCAGCATTTCGTCGTAGCGTATAACGGCAGCGTTGCCCAAGGTGCTACCGTCAATACTCTCGTTCCAACGGTAAACTAAGCCATGGCCGATAGCCGCACCATAGTGGTGCAGGCCGGACAGGCCAGCCCGAAAACTGTTGCGGTTTACACCGGAACTCCCGACGTTCCGACAAGCACAACTATCTATCTCTTCGCGCCACTTAGCCCAAAGGCCAACGTGCAGGTCGGCAATGTTGCGGCATCTACGTCGGCAAGAACACTAACAGGGCAAGGTATTTCCGGCGCTGAAAAGTTCGGAAATTCTGTCAGTGTCGCTGGAGCGGCTCAGGTC